AACGTTGTTATTGCTTACGTTAGACATATTTTAATTTATGATATATTTTTTTTTTGATATCTAAATATCAGAAATTACTAATGTTTTTCTTCTTTCTAATTCTTGATCTCTAAAATTCTTTAAGGCACTGAAAATTGTTTCCCTATCAAAAAGAAAAGGTACTTTCTCAAAATGAGGTAATCTTTGAAAAAAGAACATATTCAAAAAACGAAAATTTGGATTTTTAAATCTACGAACATCACAAATAATTATATCACAAAAAAATGCAATCATATTTCTTACTATTTTCAAATGTTTTGGAAACCCTTCTTGTTCAAAAATAGCAAGATTATATTCAACGTTACTGTAAATATCAACAACATCCAAAAAAGTATCCCTTGTTTCTCTAGAAAAATAAAGCTCCAGATATATTTTCATAATATCTACACCTTTCTCTTCAGTTAAATCAGAAATATTATTATATAAATCTTTAAAATTTAACGCAAGATTTGTTAATATTTTATGCAAGTAAATAAAGAATTCATTATTTTTGACTCTAAATCCAAAAAACCATTTTCCAAAGAATAAATTACTCAATTCAGTTAATTCTTGTGGATCACCAATTTGTTCATGTTCTTTTTCATATATTAACATTTCATATCTTACAAAAGTAAGTATTCTTGGTTTCAAAAATAATTCCAACTCATAATTTGGAAATTCCCTGATATTCAAAACATCTATCACATTTTCAATTCTTACTTTTATAGTAAAATGTAACACATAGTGCAAGAATGCCTCCCATATCTGATAAAATTTCTGACAATAATTTTTAGAATTTGGATATATTGATTCACAATATGCAAGTAATTTTTTGTCAATTTTGTAATTATCAACATTACTTGTTAATTCATATTGGTCCAGAAAATAAATAAAATTGTATTCAAAATAAAATTTTAACATATTATCCAAATATCTATTTAAAAAAATAAGGACATCTTTCTCAATCTGTTTTACTTGTGTATTTGTGTTATGGTAAAATAGAGATTTTGTAAAGTTCATGTTTGGTAACAGAATAAACGAGACATTAAATAAATCATTTTTTGCAAAAATTGATTTATTTTTTAATTATTTTTTGAGAAGTTAAATGCAATCAATACCAAAACGAATCGTTGAAACTTTTAAAAAAACTGGGGAAAAATTCTCAGAACCTGCTATTACACAAGATGATAAATTATATGGAAAAGCTGGAGTACTAATACTCAGTGGTGAATTAGATATGATTAATATTGTAGAAAGTGTTAATAATCTTCTAGATTATACAAGAAATAGAGTTATAGACAAAGATTTTAATGAAGTTCATACAGTTATACATCAAGATTTTACAACACCCTTAGAATCATGGATTGATTCAGTATCAGTTGAAAGATTAGAGCTCCTTAAAGAATTTAATAGAGAAAATTTAGATGAGAAGCATAGATCAAAAATTGATAATCCACTTATTCCAAATGGGATGGTGTATAATTTGTTCTTTAAACTTAAAAAGTGGTATAATATTATAGAAGGCACTGATGAGTATGAGTTAATTAAAGGCTGGAAAGTTCTTATTGGAATAGAGGCCATTACAAATAATAGTGCTGATAGATATAAAAGTAATAACTTTAGTTATTTTGGAGGAAGCGTTAAAGAAGAAGATAATACTATTTTGGATACTGCCAAGAGAGAATTATTAGAAGAATCTAGAATAAAATTAGATGAATTTATATGGACTGATGAATATCAGTCTAAAATGAGGAAAAAACATAATCTTCCACTTAGAAAAAATTATATAGATCTTAATTATATTAAATATTATTCTCGTATCTATTTGATATTTATGGAAAATATAAATACTTATGAAATTTCCAATTCAAATAGTAGTCCATCTAATTATTTGGAAATAAAACTCCAAAATTAAATAAAATTTATAAATCATATTTCGCTCCATTTTTCATGTGAACATCCCCTCCTTTATTTATCAAATCAATCAATCTTTGTATATTGTTTTCAAAAACTGCTTCTATAAGAAGATCATTATATGTCATTTATTATAGTATTGAAATATTATTCAAAAACCCGATTCAAATAATTAGCTATTATATCCCATTTTTCATGTCCCATAACTTGAACCCTATTTTTTAATTTTATTTCTCTGGTTTCTTCAATATCTGTTGCTGAAAATTTGTAATTTGCTCTAATGTATTTCTTTTTAGAAAAACATTCTTTTTTTTCAACGATTGTTATTTTTACAATGCATTTTCCATCATCAAAACTTAAACATAATTGATCACCAATTACATCAGGAATAACTTTACTATCTACGATATTCATAAATGCAATATATTTATCATAATTTTCTTTGTAATTAACAATAATATGGGCCTCAATAGATTTTTTAAATGGATCATATTTTAAATAATTCCACGCTAATCCATCATAAAATATAGGATCAGTAAATTTAAATCGACTATTCTTGAACATTTAATTATAATATTATGAATAGAAAATAAGGATAAAATCTGCTTTTTTAAAATTTTTTTTATTATAAATATTATGATTGATTTATCATTTGGTAGTTATAGTTCATTGGAAAATATTTATCAAAAAAAATATCCATTACCTAAACCAGAATTAAAAAATTATGGGTATCTTAAATATTTTTCAGAACTTCCTAAAAATATTCAAAATTTTATGAATAAGTTAATTGAAGAAGTAACGACATATCCAATAGATAACAGTCAATTTATTCTAAATCCAAGTGCACTTTCAATGATGTTTTATATTTTAATGGCATTACCATTAAAGAAAAAGAAAATTTATATTCACAAACCGACATATGTTCGTCTAAATAATTTTTGTGATTTTTTGAACAAGTCTTATCCTGATCAGTTTATTTTAGTTGACAATCCCAAAGAAGCCAACGTAGAATATATCATTTTTCCGAATAATCCAGATGGGAAATTAATTGAAACAAAAACGGTGGATAACAAAAATACATTTATTATAATTGATTTAGTTTATTTATATCCGCATTTCTTCTTGACTAAAAAAAATTACCAGAAAGCCATGACTTGTATCCAAAATCAGATCAGAAAAATTAATTCCAAAAACAAAGATTTTATTTTGATAAAAAATCTAACTCAAATGTCTTCAGTTGCAGGTTATAGAATTTCTTGGGCTTATGTTAGTAATAAAGCAATAATAGACCGTCTTCAAGAATCTGTGAAAATATCTCATGGATTTTCCTCAATTACTGTTAATCAATTTCATCAACAAGTTTCAGATATTAGATGGAATGCTTTATTTGAATCTTTTAGTAAAATTACAAAGAAAAGAACAAAGGTTTTTGAGAGTTTATTTGAGAAAATTTCTCAAAAAAGTAAAATAAAAGTAATATCTTTAGTTCCGTTTATTTGTCTATATGATCCAGGGTTAACTCTTTTTAATTATTTTATTACGAATGAAATACTTGTCTTATTAGGAAGTCAAATGGGAATTGAAAATGAATATATACGAATCCCAGTTTTTATGAAAAACACTGAATATCAAGCAGTTGTAAATTGTTTGAAATCTTTTTTAGATAATTAAATTCTTTCATAATAAGCAGTATCAACTCCTGTTCTAAGAGTCTGTGATGCAGATACAGGGCCTGGACCAGTACCGTAAGATACCATCTTAGTTGGTCTATTATTAGTGAAGCAATATGGGTGGTAGGTAAGAGTATAATTTTCTGCGCTGTTCACTGAACCACCAACCCATCTAGTGTTAGCTTTTCCACTTGCGCAAAATTTTTGCTGAGAAAGTACACCGAGACGTGTAACTTTAAGTTCTGGATTTAAATAATTGAAGAACAAGTTACTCTGGTTGATACTGATAACACCTGTAAAAGAAGTGATAGGGCCAAGAGTGCCATCGACATTGAAAGTTTGAAGATTTGCCCAGTAATTCCATTTTCCAGAAATATCAGGTGCAGTGAATTTTGTCTGAGGATAGTTAGACATCTTATAATTTATCAAACATTTTTTTGTAAAATAATAATTCTAAATCATCCTAAATTCTTTTTTATTTGAACGAAATCACGTTTGCTTCTCAGTTTAGATGAGGTCCCATCAATATGGAATATAATTAAGAACAATATTTTCATTAGTATTGACTGAAGAAATTTCCCATCTATTATTAGTATCTGTACATGAACATTATTTTAGTTTGGAAAATATTTTGCGTAAAATCAAATTATTATTAAATGTTTGGAAGTTTTCACAGTAATTTCATTTACTAGATATATCTGTTAGTGAAAAGTTGTTTTGAGAATAGTTAGAAATTTATTAAATTTAAAGAAAATTATTATCTCATTATAAACTATAATGAAAATTCCTGTTATGGTTTTTTTGAACCTCTTCCTTATCGGTTCCATCTGTGATGCCTCTATTCCTATCTCTACACAAGAACACAAATCCGAACTACACCTCGCAGTTCCTTTAAAAGGCATTGAATGCGAAGCATGTCAATTTATTGCAAAAGAGCTTGATGAACGTGTTTTTCATAATGATCATTTAATTGAACTCGCTCAAAATGAGCTAGATAATATTTGTAATATTTTACCGGCCGATGCCAAAGATATTTGTTTCACGGCGGTAAATAATACAGTACCCGATCTCCTAGGAAAAATAGGAGATTATGTTGCTGATGAAGGCTGTCAAGAATTAGGTATTTGCAAATCTGTAAAATAGGATAACTAAAAAATTGATTTTTTAGTTTCTAATTCGCTTTTAACAAGAAAATGAGCTTCACAATTTACACACTTAAATTGGAGAATAATAAATATTATGTTGGAAAAAAAAACAAAGTGTTCCTGAAAATCGTATTCTAGAACATTTCTCTTATAAAGGAGGAAGTAAGTGGACCAAGAAACATCGCCCAATTTCTATAATAAGTAAAATAGAAGGAGATGCGATTGATGAAGAAAGTGAAACTCTGAAAACAATGGCTCAATTCGGAATCGACAACGTTCGTGGTGGTTCTTATTGTTTGGAAAATTTACACACAAATATTACACACTATGAAAAAGCAAAACAACAAATATATTCAATACAAGATAAATGTTATATTTGTGGTGAAACAGGACATTTCAAATATAAATGTTCCAAAAGAAATCTCAAAAGAAAACGAGATGATGCAGATGCTTTTTATCGAAAAAATTGTAAAATTAGAAGAAGAAAAATATGAAATTCAACAAAAATATAATAATTTGATCAATGAAGTCCGTAAAAATTATAAAATTTGATAACATCCTCGTAGATTAATTCTTGATCATTGATAGATGTATCACCATCAAAATAACGATGTATAAGTGTCCAATCAATCTTTTCTTTTTTAATATAAAGTCTTGATGAAACGAAAATATCACCGTTACTATATTTTGCAAAATCAAGATAATTATTTTTAAAAGAAATATGCCAAAGTTTTGTTTCTCTTGAGTCAACAACTCCATGTCTTTCTTCAACAGAGTAAAGTTCGAACATATTATATATATGTTCCAGTTTTGATTTAAACATAGGCTCAACCAACAAAAGATTTTGTTTTTTTATTTTTCCAACTACTTTAAATTTCATAGGAAAATACAGAAAAGTACGACAGGCATGTCGGAAATTTTCAAATTTGTTATTGATATCAAGACCAAGTCTTGTTAATGTCACATGGTATTTTGATCCAAGCCCTTCAAGATACCACCCAGATGTATATGAAATTTCAGTGTTAGACATTTGTTAATGGTTAATTTCATAGCTTAATAATTATCAATTTTTTTGTTAATAAAAATATGGGTTATTATATTTTTGATAAATTTAGTTTACTTCATTTTTCATTTGGTGTAGTTTGGAATTATTTTAAACTTGATCTTATTTCCCTTATAGTTATTCATACAATATTTGAATATATTGAAAATACTCGTTATGGAATGCATTTCATAAATAATTATATCACACTTTGGCCAGGTGGAAAAACACATGCTGATTCATTAATCAATTCATTATCAGATATAGTTTTTTCAATTTTTGGATGGCTCTTTTACGAAAAATATTCCAAAAATTGGAATCCGAAATATTTGGCAATTGTTTTCGGAACAAATATATTTTATTACTGGCTTTCCAATCTCCAAATATTAATTTTTATAATAATCGCATCTATTGTTTTTTATAAGAATATGAATTATATAATATGTGTAATATTCGGATTCATATTAGGATTTGTTGCGAGTTTTATTGATTATAATTTTAAATTATTTTCGTGAAATTATTTTAGTTAAGTCTTTTTTCAATAGATTCGAATTTTGTAAATTACCAATTTCAATCTTCTCAAAAAACTTGGTGAAAAAATCTTGAATATTTTTTATAGTTTCAACATTTGTTTGAGAGGGGGTGTGAAATTTTATATTTTAAATTAATTTTTTTAGATATGAATATTATTATGTTATCTCTCAAAATAGAACATATTGTTTTCATAATTTTTGGAGTAGTTTTTGTTATATTTGTAGGATGTGCTTGTTTTCTCAAAAGAGTGAAAAAATAAATATTTACAAAATAAATTCTTTTAGTTTTATATAGGAATATATTGAAACTAATTTTTTTTTCTTTAGAGGTATGCAAAATATATCAACAATGTAGTTCATGTTATAATATTTGAAAATAATTGGTTTAAAAAAAATGATTACTATTAACATCAAAAATGTGGATAAATATTTTTGATGGGAGTAAGTTTAATAGTGATAAGAAAGAATTTTATATTATAAGATGGAGTATTCATAATAATTGTGTCGTTTTGAAAAATGGGATTAGTATTGTCGATAATCCTCTTCCAATTTTTGAAAAATATAATATTTTTGAACCTCATATTGGAATAGATGTAGATAGTTTTCGGGAGGAAGTCTGTAGAAGTCTGGAACATATTCGCCAAATTATTGAGGAACAGTATGAACTAAATAAATATCATCAATATCAATAATTTCAAAAATGGTTTTTATAACATCTTGTTTATTTTTGAAAAATATATTGAGTACAAATCGTAGATAGTTCATATTTAATCCACATTGGTCGAGAATAGTATCTATTGCCTGCTTGTTTTGCAAATAATTTATAATATCATCATTATTGGACTCTAGAAATTTTGTGATGTTCAAAACAATATCATCTGGCAATTTTTTACGAAGGATCGAAATGGTTGTGCAATATTTTTTTATAATTTGTTGTCTCTTATATTTCCTATAAAATTTTATAATTTCATTTATTTTCATTT